TTTCTGCAAGGGGGGATAATCCCGGCTGTGATTAAACAGCCAGGTCCTCACTCCGCGTACCTACCTGGTCTCTCTCGTTCAACTGGGCAGATTATCTGTAAATAGGGAAGCACGTGAGGGCAAAATATAACCAAAGTAACGATTATATAGCGCCTCACCATATTACAAATGAAAATTAGTCTTCACCGGGACTTATTTAAGCCCGGATTAGACCTCTTATTCAGAGTTCTATGCTGGATCCAAGATTCTTCGAATCCTGGAGGTGCCTCAGTTAAAGTGTTACGTCCCGTACTGAATCAGATGGATAAGATTCTACGTACTCGAGGGTTAATAGGACTAGTGTCATGGTGTAAATTACACCGACTAGCGCTACTTCACTATCTTTCTGGAGAATATCCAAATAAGAAAGTTGAGGGAGTCAGTTACTATAAAGATGGTTTCCCTAGGCGAACAGGCCTTACGAGAGAAGTATTAGCGTCAATGCCAAGATTGGTAATGACCCTATTCTTCTCAACTCGGGCTCTGCGGCTTGGAATAAAGCCGGATCTTTCGGTTATACAGGACCCTCCGAAATTGGAGGCCTTTCCTGTGTTTCCCGATCCGACTAAATTCTGGCTTGCCTTAGGGTTTCGCCGTCGTAAGTCGACTCCTAATTCCTTCTATTGGAAAGGAAAGTTTCACATGACAACGAAAGCCGGCCCAAATGGGCATGCTTTATGGTCGTCATTAACTGACCTTCAGGCTATTAAAGATCACCCAATAAGGGAATCCATCGAGATTCTCGGTGGACCTAGGTTAGCGAAAGCTATCCGCAGGACCCTTAAATGGTGGGATTTAATACCTGAATTCCTCAAGAAAGGTACAGGAACAAAACTTAGAAAGCTAGTATGGTTTGCCGATAAGGAGGTAAAAGTCAGGGTCGTGGGAGAGTTAGACTATTATAGTCAGACATCTCTTAGAGGCCTTCATAATTACCTCTTTCAGATCCTTAAGAAAATCCCTCAGGATGTTACCTTTAACCAAGGGAGGTTCTCCGAAGTAGTGAAAGAATGGAAATGGTTCGAGAGTTGTGACCTTACGGCCGCAACAGATCGATTCCCCATTGTCCTGATTTCGCATGTACTTCGCGGAATCTTACCTGAGTTTCTGGTAAAAGCCTGGGAGATACTTATGGTATCTGAGCCCTTCGACACTCCCAATGCTAAGATAAGATACGCCACTGGTAACCCGATGGGAGCCTAT